ACGAGGAATAAGCCGTGGCAGTATTTCTAAACAATGGTGTGTCTGTTACGGTCAACGCAGTTGATCTTTCAGACCATGTAACAGCAGTAACAATTAACCGCACTTTCGATGAACTCGAAGTTACAGCAATGGGTGACTCAGGTCATAAGTTTGTTAAGGGCTTGGAAGCCTCATCAGTAACTATCGACTTCCTCAATGACACAGCGACAGGTGAAGTCTTACAGACTCTGCAAGCTGCTTGGGGTACATCAGTAAACGTAGTAATTAAGCAGACATCTGCCGCAGTATCAGCAACCAACCCTTCTTACACAATGTCTTGTCTAATCAACAACACAACAGATGTAAACGGTTCAGTAGCAGATATTGGAACACAGTCAGTAACATGGACAGTAAACGGCGCGATCGCAGTAGCGACATCGTAATTAACTAACTAAGGGGCAAAGCATGGCAAAACTAAAGGTAACAAGGGCAGACGGAAGCGTTAACGAGTATCAGATCACTCCGGCGATCGAGTACGCCTTCGAGCAGTATGCGAAGAAGGGCTTCCATAAAGCCTTTAGAGATGACGAAAAGCAGAGCGATGTTTATTGGCTTTGCTGGGAAGCAATACGTCGGTCGGGTGAAACCGTGAAACCCTTCGGAGAGTCATTCCTTGAGACATTGACGCGAGTCGAGGTCTTAGACGATGACCCTTTGGAGTAACGCGGGAGTCCTTCACCTATCTCGTTGCGAGACTATCGCTCGAGACTGGACTCTCGCCACAGACTTTAATTGAACTAGATCAAACGATGTTCAGGACTTTATTACAAGCCCTGAAGGACAGAGCAAAGGAGCAAGCGGATGCCAACAGAAGTAAAAGGCGCAGATAAACTCCGCAAAGCCCTAAAGCAATATGAGCCTGATCTAGCCAAAGAAACAACCAAGCAATTAGGTTTATTGCTTAAGCCTATTGCAGCTAAGGCTCGCGGTTATATGCCTAGCGAGTCACCGCTTAGTGGTTGGGCTGCACGTCCTTTTAACGAAGGTCGTTTTCCAACTTATAACCCTACTTTTGCCAAGCGTGGGATCACCTATAAGACATCTCCAAGCCGCCCAAATAATCGAGGTTGGCGTTCTCTAGTATCTTTGCTTAACAAGTCTGCCGCTGGCGCTATCTATGAAACAGCAGGACGTAAGAACCCCGGCGGAAACTTTTCACCTCGTTTAGGTGGCGAAGTTAAAGGTCAGGGTAAATTGCAAGGTCGAGGCATTTTTCGCGCTTGGAATGAAGATCAGGGCAGAACTCAAGGCGCAGTTATTAAGGCACTAGAAAGCGCAGCCGCTAAGTTCAATGCTAAGACAGGTAAATACAACTAATGGCAACTAATGTAAAAGTAGATATTGCCGCGGAGTTCGTAGGCAAAAAAGCCTTTAACGATGCTATCAAGTCAACTATCGGGCTCAACTCACAGGTTAAGTCACTTGCTAAGTCTTATGTAGGTTTATTCACCGTCCAACGTTTAGGTCGCGCTGGCTTCAATGCAGCTAAAGCCTTTGCAGCCGATGACAAAGCGGCCAGAGTATTAACCCAGTCTTTAGACAACTTAGGCTTAGCCTTTGCAGATCCTTCAGTTAAGAACTTTATAGCCGATCTTGAGAAGCAGTTCGGCGTACTCGATGATCAACTACGCCCAGCCTTTCAACGTTTATTAACTACTACTGGCGATGTTGCTAAATCTCAGTCTTTGCTTCGCACCGCGTTAGATCTTTCGGCGGCGAGCGGGCAGGACGTTGTAACTGTCGCTGGCGATCTTTCCAAAGGTTATGTAGGGCAAACTCGTGCCCTTGCCAAGTACGGCATCGGATTAACTCAAGCTGAACTAAAGGCTATGTCCTTTGCTGAGGTTCAAGCGCGGATCAACGATCTATTCGGTGGACAGGCTCAGACTGCGGTTGATACTTATGCGGGGTCGTTTGCTAAGTTAACTGTCGCTGCGGCTAATGCTCAAGAAACTATTGGTAAAGGTTTAATAGATGCCTTGTCTATATTAGGCGGCGGAGGCCCAGCAGGGTTTGATAATATTATTACCAAGATAGATAACGCCTCAAATGCTATGGCTAATTTTGCTAGAGGTACTGCTAAAGCCTTTAAGTTATTAGATACCGTTCTAAACCTTCAGTTTAATAAAATACCTGGCATCTTTGCTTCCCCTGCTCCAAAGGCAACTATTACCCCAGCAGTTCAAGCAGAACTAAAGAAGGCAGCAGCAGAAAAAGCAGCGAAGAAGAACCGCGACGCTTTACTCAAGGTCACTAAAGAACAGACCAAAGCGCTTAAGGAACAGACAGCACTTCAAAAGGCTGGAACGCTATTCGATCTCCAACAAACTCAGATTATCGCTGCACTCAAGGGTGACATCTCAGCCGAAGAACGCAAGCGCCTAGAACTTCAGTTAGCGATCCTGACTGGTAACACTTCAGAGGCTTCTAAGTTAGCCGGTGAACTTGCCAAGTCTCAGGGACTGTCACAGCAGCTAGCAGCCTATCTAGCAAGCCTTCCAGATGCTAAGAACCCATTCACAGCATGGAAGTCTTATCTAGACATGATCGAGGCGCAGGTTCGCCGCATCTCTAACCCGACTGTCGCGCCTGTTGTATCTATGGCTTCCGGCTACGGCGTAACTGGCCAGCAGTACTCACTACCGCAGGGCGCGACCGTAGCAAGCGCAGCAGGGCCAGACATCACCGTAAACGTTAATGCGGGATCAGTAATTGCTCAAGAAGGCTTAGTCGATGTAATTCGCGACAGCCTACTAAACGACTCACTTCAGGCTAAGTTCGCTGCTATCTATCGTCAAGGCGGGTCATTCGGCTCATGACGCTCCCTGCTCAGATATCCGTATCTTTCGACTTTACTAGCGGTGCTACCTTCGGGTATCCCTTTACCATTGGCGATGAAAAGTACGGCGTATTGGGTACAGGCACACTCGCATCTACAACCACTCCAGAACCTACGGTTGATCTAACGCCTAACGTTCGCCAGATCAGCATTAAGCGCGGTCGCAATATCATGCGCGATACTTACGAGGCTGGAAGTTGTACCGTTCGAGTATTAGATCCAGACTCCTACTTTAACCCGCAAAACACTTCGAGCCCGTACTACGGCTACTTAACACCGCTACGCAAGCTGCGCGTATCTGCCACAGTAGGCGGGGTTGGATACTTCCTATTCTCTGGCTATACGACTGAGTATAAGTACACCTATCCGCAGAATGAAGCCACAGGTTATGTAGACATCATCTGTTCAGATGCCTTTCGCCTCATGCAACAGGCGGGAATTACCACAGTCGCAAGCGCCACAGCAGGGCAAGATACCGGCACACGTATTAACAAGATCCTAGATCAAGTGCAATGGCCAGCATCTATGCGCACGATCGACACAGGTAATACCACTTGCATCGCAGACCCAGGCACTTCTCGCACAGCGCTCGATGCTTTGAAAAATGCAGAATTCTCTGAACAAGGCGCGGCATATATTAACTCCGAGGGAACTTTTATATTCTTGAACCGTACCAACGTCATCAAGAAGTATGGCGAAACTCCGATCGAGTTTAATCAAACCACGGGCATAAATTATTCTTCGTTATCCTTCCAATTTGACGATAAGTTAATTATCAACAGCGCAGGGATGACCCGCTACGGCGGCACACAGCAGGTGGCCGAGGACTCAGCTTCGATCACTAAATACTTTCCTCATCAGATCAACGAAAACAACCTCGTTCTACAGACCGATGCAGATGCGCTAAACGTGGCTAAAATCTATGTGGCAACTCGTAAAGAGACCACGATCCGCATTGACGCAATGACGGTTGATCTACTAGATCCAGACGTGCCTACTGCCACGATGCTTGGTCTGGATTACTTCTCAAACTTAAAGATAACTAACGTTCAGCCAGACGGCTCAACTATCGTTAAGACCTTACAGGCGCAGGGGCTTGCATGGGATATCACGCCAAATTCCATGAAGGTAACTGTTACAACTCTCGAACCGATCGTTGAAGGGTTCATCATTGGTTCGGACATTTCAGGTATAATCGGCACTAACATAATGGCGTATTAGGAGAATATAATGGCAACAGGTTTCCCAGCAGCTACAGGCGATGTCCTAAGCGCGGCTATGTACAATGGCTTAACTTCGTTCTTGTGTAACGATCAGACCGGCACAACCTACACACCAGTATTGACCGACCAATATCAGGTTCTAGTCACCCGATCTAACGCATCTGCTTCAACCATGACTATTCCTACAAACGCTAGCGTAGCCTTCCCAGTCGGAACAGTAATCACAGTCCTAAACAAAGGCGCAGGAGCAGTAACTATCTCAGGCGCTGTAGGCGTAACCGTTCTATCTGCTGGAGCAACAGCAGCAAGCCCAGTCCTAAACCAGTACAAGTCTTGCGCCCTTTTGCAGACCAGCGTAAATAATTGGTACGTGGTGGGGGCTATTGCCTAATGATAGGTAACATAGTAACCGCAGTTCTAAATCCAGTTGGGGTGGCAACTGTAACTGGTGGCACACTTTACACTTCTGGTGGTTATAATTATCGAGTATTTACGGCTAACGGAACGCTTGGAATTACAGGCGGCGCGCTTAATTGTAACGTCTTAGCAGTAGCAGGTGGCGGCGGTGGCGGTGGTCAATACTATGGCGGCGGTGGTGGAGCTGGTGGAGTTTTAGAATTTACTTCTCAAACTTTTAGTTCAGATAGAACTATTGTTATTGGTGCTGGTGGTTCTGGAGTTTCAGCAGCCAACGGCACAAAAGGCGGAGACACGACTTTTACTGGATTAACAACTCTAGTTGGTGGTGGTCTTGGTCCTAATGCCTCAGGTAACACTAACAACGGCGGAGATGGTGGCTCTGGCGGTGGCGCTGCAAACAGCGTTACAGTTGCTTCAGGTGGAAATCCGACTTCAGGTCAAGGTTATCGCGGCGGCAATGTTAGCCGCGCAGGCGGTGGCAATACAGGCGGCGCAGGCGGTGGCGGGGCAGGCGCTCAGGGTGTAGATAACAGCAACCAAGATAACGGCAGCGCTGGTGGCGCTGGACTGAACACTTGGTCTAGTTGGTTAAGCGTTGTTGGTTTAGGAGTTAGCGGTTATATTGCTGGTGGTGGTGGCGGTGGCGCTACTGGTACGCCTGGAGTTGGCGGTTCTGGCGGCAACGGCGGCGGTGGCAACGGCGGAAATTACAACACAGCACCAACTAACGCTACTGCGACTACTGGGTCTGGTGGCGGTGGCGCTTCTGGTAACACTAATGTCTATAAGACGGGCGGCAACGGCGGCGGTGGCTTTGTAATTGTGAGGTATGCAGTATGAGTCATTGGGCTGAGTTAGACGATAACAATAAAGTTTTGCGCGTAGTAGTTGGAGACAACAACGATCCTAACGGAGACGAAGGTTACCAATGGTTATTAGATAATCTTGGCGGAACTTGGATTAAGACCTCGTACAATTCTAACATTCGATATAACTATGCTGGTATTGGTTTCACATACGATCCCGATGCAGATGCGTTTATTGCACCTAGACCAGAATGCGGACATAAAGAGTTATTTTTAAACGATCTATTTCAATGGAATTGCCAAGGTTGTGAATTAGAGTTCAAGAGGTTAAGAAGTGAAGCCTAAGTTATGCAAGGCTGGACAACAACTTCGTGAACAATTCGACGACAGCCACAGCGATCGTGACCGTACCTCGGACGGATGGATCGGTGATAGTCGCCACTCAGCTCGTAAGTCTGACCATAATCCAGATGAGCAAGGCTGGGTTCGTGCCATCGACATTGACCGCGATCTATCGGGAAAGCCTAAGCCAGACATCATGCCTGATGTGGCAGATCAACTTCGTCTCTTGGCAAAGTCTGATAAGCGCCTGGCATATCTCATCTTCGACGGCAAAATTGCAAGCGCCAAAAGCGCTTGGCGCTGGAGAACTTATTCTGGGATTAACAAGCATAAGCATCATCTCCATGTCTCGTTTTCTACAAAGGGCGATGAAGATAGTTCGTTCTTTAATATCCCGCTACTAGGAGGATCGCTATGAATATGAAAAACCCTTATATCCTAACTGCTGGTGCATTCCTTTCAGCATGGGCAGCATCTAACTTCGCAGCAGATTACCGCTCAATTCTCTGGGCTGTACTTGCTGGAGTATTCGGATATGCGACACCAAAACGATGAACCCGACCGACCTTCTAAATCTTTATATTGCTACTCTTGCAATAGTGGGTGGATTAGCTGGTTATGTGATCACTCACTTGCTGTCGGAGATTAAGCGCCTAAATGCGCGTGTCGATGAGATCTACAACATACTTCTAGAGCGATAATATTTACATGGCACGCAAGAAGGCTATCGACTTACAGTCTTACTCGATGCTTGAAAGTTACTGCATCGGGTTGAATGAGTACTGGCTGGCGCTAAAGGCGGCAGGGTTTAAAGATGACATCGCCATGTCTTTATTACTTGAACCTGCTACTTATCCTGCCACGATCCTACCTGCACCTAACTGGTTGCCACAGCTACCCGACCGCATCCCCTATGACGATGACGATGAGGATTAACCAATATGAAAAGAACCGTAATAGTTCCAGACTTACAGGTTCCATATCACGATGAAGTTGCTGTACGCAATGTTGCAAGTTTTATTAAGAAATACCGCCCAGATAGCGTGGTTACTCTGGGAGACGAAATCGACTTACCACAGATCAGCCGGTGGACAGAAAACACACCAGGTTGGTACGAACAAACACTAGCTGAGGATCGAGACCAAGCAGTTGAGGTTCTCTGGTCGCTAGTGGAGCATTCCAAAGAAGCCCATATGATCCGTTCTAACCACACGGACAGGCTCTACAACGTCATCATGAAGAAGATCCCTGCGTTCTTGGCATTGCCAGAGTTACGCTTTGAACGGTTCATGCGTTTAGACGAGTTAGGGATCACTTACCATAAGAAGCCTTACGCCTTTGCTAAGGGCTGGGTAGCAGTTCATGGGGATGAGCAAGGCATCAACCCTAATGCGGGTCTCACAGCCCTTCAGGCGGCTCGTAGACACGGTATCAGCGTGGTCTGCGGACATACTCACAGAGCGGGCTCATCGGCCTTCACAGAGGCTTCAGGGGGCAAAATAGGGCGCATTCTGCGTGGCTTTGAGGGCGGTCATCTAATGGACGTGCGCAAGGCTGGCTATACAAAGGGAACGATGAACTGGCAACAGGCATTCATCATCGTTGAGGACACTCAAGTCACCCTTATTAACTTAGAAAAGGACGGCACGTTCGTCGTGCATGGCCGCCGGTATGGACGATCTCGATAACGACATCAGGCGCACGATAGACGATGCAATGGATGACGGAGAATTGTTACCGTTTCGTTATCAACACACCGTCAATTAGTCAGATATTTATGCAACACTTATGCCAAGAAGCTGCGAAGGGCGCAGTAGAAGGGCAGTAAATGAACGCAGACATAGCAATTACTCGATCGTTAGCATTAGGCGCGTTGATCGCCTTTGCTTTTGGTTATGGCAAAGGGTTTGAGCAT